TGTGCCATCTTCATTCCATTCTTGAATGAAATTATTGTATTTCCTTCACTACCACGATGCATCATGGATGTTAATCCATCTTTCATGTCATCTATGGAACTAAAGAGATTACCTCCTAAAATTCCGCACATATTAATTAGATTCTTTTAATTCTAAATCTCTCTCAATGGTTGTACTCATGTGGTCAGCCCAATGGAGAATATATTGAATGTTAGATTTGAGGTATTTAGATACATCGAAAACTTTATAATATTTAATGTTATCTTCGTCATACATACCATCTGTAAGTTTAATACCAAAGTATTCGTTTTCGGTATATTGAATACCATATTTTTGAAGTATAAAGAAAGTTCTATCTGTGTGAGTTAAATATGATAATTCGGTATTTCTTTTATAGAACTCTCCTCTATTTTTTACATGCCATTCACTATCGTTTGGAACATAGTAAAAGTTTCCTTTATCACCCAACTTTCCTAAATCGTGATGAAAAGCTGAAAATAGTAGTTCTTCTTGTGTAAAATCTATAATACCCCCAGCGTCTTTATATAGTTTCATCATACGAAGTGAGTTTCTTGCAACATTCATTACATGGTCAATATAACCACCTTCATATGCATTGTGATAATGTTTATTACCACTCGCCGGCGATAACAATAGATTTATACCCAACTCTTCCTCAGAGTACATATGAAGCAATTTTTCGAGTCTTTCTCCTTCGAATGACTTTTCTATCGCTTTAATAAATCTATCGTAATTGTCTTTTAGTTCTTCCGCAGTGTATTTCTTCATCTAAAATCTTTTTATTTATAATATAATAAATAATCAGATAAAAGTCAAGATAAATGTTTGTTAATAGAGTTTTGGTAAGTATCAAATGACTGAACCCCAACAAATCTATCAACTTCTACACCATCTTTTTCTAAAATAATAGTAGGAACGGAGCGAACATTACTATTAGTTGCTTCTTGTGGTTCTTCATCTATATCAATATGAGTAAATGATACGTTTGTATTTTGACTTGCAAGTTGGTCAAATACAGGATTAAGAACTCTACATGGGCCACACCAAATAGCGTGGAATTTTTTTAATTCTAACATATAAAAAAATTGGGATACTTAGTATCCCATAAATTATTTGTTTTCTTCTACAGAAGCTTTTCTGTAATCAGTTACTAATTTTTTGATTTCACCGATTGCTTTACGAGCTCTTGATTTTGCGGCTTTTGAAGAACCATCATGTTCAGTTTCAAACTGAGTCCATAGTTCTTTCATTTGTTCAAATAATTCTTGTGATGTTGACATTATTAATTTTCTCCTTTGTGTTTGTTTATATAATTATTTAATAATTTGTTTTTTGTTTATAAAAATAGTGTTAATTTCCTGTGGAACCAAACCCACCTTCACCTCTATCACTACTACCAAGTTCTTCTACTTCTACGAACCTAATACTTGGATAAGGTAGTATCATAATCTGACAAATTCGTTCTCCAACTTTGTATGTATCAGGATAATCTACTGTTTTATTAAAGGTGGCTTGTATTTCTCCACGATAACCACTATCGATTACTCCAACAGAGTTACTTAGTTCTAATCCTTTCTTTCGTATGGAAGAACGTGGAAATACTAATCCAACATATCCTTTTGGTATTTCTAATGCAATACCTGTTCCATATGTTACTTGAATATCAGTTTCTTTGATAATTTCTGTTGCAACTATATCCATACCAGCATCACCATCTTTGGCATATTCTGGTATTATTGCATCTGAATGTAGTTTTTTAATTTTAACATTCATTTCTGCTAATTCACTCATTTTGTATGTAACACCATCTACATTTGCAGTAAAACTTGGTGTTGAAAATAGTTCTGTCTGTGTCATATTATTTCCATTTAAATCCTGCTCCCATATGTCCCCATTGAGCAGTTTTTTCAAATTGTGGTTTTCTTAGGTCTAAGAAGTTACCTATACCTTTTGGTGATAAATCATATCCTTTTATATGATGATATCTTCCATTTATAACTGCAGTAGCTTGTAAAGGTTGTTTTTTACCAATTGCATAAGCCAAGTGAACAATTACCTCTAATCTATTTGGATCTTCTTCTAATAAATCTACTGCAATTCTACGAGCCATATAAGCAGCACTTCTATCTACTTTAGTGCAATCTTTACCACTAAAAGCACCACCACCAAGTGGAACTCGTGGCCCATAGTTATCAACTGCTAATTTTCTACCAGTTAAACCAGAATCAGCAGTAAATCCACCAATGTTCCAATCACCTGCTGGGTTACAATGTAAGGTTTCTATAGCATACATAGGAAATATACTAAAAAATGCTCTTACCATACTTTCTAATTCTTCGGCTGGTGCATTTTGGAATGAAGCAACTACTTTAAGTGAGTTACCATTCATAGTAACTTGAGTTTTTCCATCGTAAGGAAACTTCTTATAAATATGTCTACAAAGTTCTCTTGCTAAAAAGTATTCTTGTGGTAAAAAGAAAGGATTTTCTCTTACGGCATATCCAATCATAATACCTTGGTCACCTGCACCACCTATATCAACTCCTTTTGATATTTCTGGTGATTGTGTATTAATGTTTGTAATAACTTCTAATGTATCATCCTTGGTAATACTATGTACTATTTCAGTTACTTCTTCATCACTAATTATAACACCTGAATTTACTTCACCTGTTACAAATACTTTACCCATACCACCACAAGTTTCTACTGCAACTCGGGCTCGTGGGTGTCTTTCTAAATAAAAATCTAATATACTATCAGATATTCTATCACACATTTTATCGGGATGCATCGGTGATACACATTCTGCGGTTCTTATCATTTTGATTCTGTTATTAAAGTTGTTATTATATAAAGTATCATCATTGGTGCAGCCGTAAAGAACATTATTACAAATAATAATCTCCATAACAACGGGTCTGTATCAAAGTGATTTGACAATCCACCACAGATACCACTTAATTTTCTGTTTGTTTTACTTCTATAAAATTTTTTCATGTCTTTATAATTATCCTAAGTCCATATTTTCTACGTATTTTTTGTGTAATAATTTCTTTTCCATCAAACTACCATCTTTACTTTCTTTGGTAGCCATGATTCCATCAGATGAATTACCCTCATATACTTCAATAATACCTTTGTTAGTATCCATCTTACAAGGAAAGGTAATACCATCCATTCCAAATCTGTTTTTCATAACATGAGCTCTAGCAGTATTATTAAGTTTGTCTTTTGACTTTCTACTCCAACTCATAATAAAGTCTGCGTTCATTACTTTTGCATACGAATCTGCAATCTTATCAGCTTCAATCACTTCACTATCTATGGCAGTTCGGTTTGTTTGTGATGCAGTCCATACAGGTATCCCTAATTCTCCACTCAGACCTCTTAAATCAATATAGACACCTCCTTGTTCAGCATAAGTACTATCGACCTTATTAGAGTAAGATAAGAGTAAATCAGCGTAATCTACGATGATTAAGTCAGGTTTGTTTCCTATGGAAATCATCTTATCAATATGTTGTTCTACTTTCTTTACCGAAATACCTTTTGGTGGGAAATACTTTATTTGTAGTTTACCTGTAAGTGATGATATTTTATTTTTTATAGTTTCTTTATTATCTTGTTGTTCACTAGATGGAATGTGTGTGAATAAAGTATCATATCTACTACCGACATAATTTTCTTGGAGTTCTAAAGTATAATTAACTACTGATAAACCTCTTCTTACTGCTTCAGCACCAAGAGCACACAATATCCAAGTTTTACCAACACCAGATGGAGCAACAACTACTCCTAATTCACCAGGTCCTAATCCACCTTGCATAAGTTCATTGAGTGCATGCCATTGAGTTGGAACTGTAAATCTGTCTATTTCTTCTGTTCTTTCATCAAAGTCTTGTATGTAATCAGTTCCTAAGTCAGCATCACCACCAACTTTCATTGCTTTATCAACCAACTCCTTTATTTTATCATATTGACCAGTTTGTAGTAAATCTACTGATGATAAAATAACTTGTTTTAGATTTTGATTTTTACAGAAATTAGTAAATTCATCTTTAATATATTCTAAATCAACATTACCTACTTGAGTATAAACATGACGAAGTTGTTCTATTACAGTTGTTTTAAGAACTTCATTATCAATATTTGTAATCTTTACTTTAAAGACATCCATACTTGGAGCTTTTCTATATTGATTATAATAATCTAAAGTTTCACTAACAATCCATTTATTAGCTTCAGATTCAAAAAACTTTGGAGTTGCTATATCTTCTATTTGAGATAGAAATTTGTCATCAGTTAAAAATGAACCGATGACTTTTGATTGAAACCCTTGTCCGTATTTACTAAGTGTATCTATGTTTTGATTCATTAAATAAATTTACGAAAAATATTACTGATTGTCAAATACTAAATTTCCAAATGTGTCTTTTAACCAAGAATTTATATCACCAAAATTATTTGATATTTTGTATTTAAGACACACTTTTAAAAAATCCATTTTTACCAAAGGTGATACTTCTTCTCTAAATCTGTCTTGAACTTTAAGTTTTATTTGACCACTTATATCAACATCTTTAAGTTGCATCAAATCTCTATTAGTGTAAATTTGTTCTTTTGCATCTAATATTTTATCAAATAATTTTACCTTTCCTTTTCTTTCTTCACTTAGTCTGATGATATCTTCTATATCAATATCTCTTTCTTCTGCTAGTTCAGGAAAACGTTTAATCATGGTTTTTATACCACATCCAT